GTAGTCTGCGTTGTACTTGGCCTGATACTCCTGAAGGATTGCCTCAACCGTGTCGGTGGTGAGGATTGTGTTGTCACGAACGGCCATGATGGCCTCCTATCTGTCGTTGATTCGCTTTCGTGCGTTGAACTCGGCGCGGATTCGGATGCGCTCCTGCTGGTTCTTGGCCTTGCTCAGGCGCTCCTCCAGCGTCTCGGTGGGCGCTTGCTGCTCCCCGCCGTCGTGCATGTCGCCGAACTTCGGGCGCGCGGCCTCCTTGCCTTGCAGGAACTTGGCGTTCTCGTCCACGTCCCCGCCCATGCGCATGAGCACGTCGGCATCGACCCCGTACGTGGCCGCCGCCTTGCGCACGTCTAGCTCGTGCTGGCGCTGCTCCTGCAACGCCTCGAACTTGGACTGCCACTCGTCGGCGCTTGCCTTCGCCTTCGTTGCCTGCTCGGTGATGCGCTCAAGCTCGGTCTTCTGCGCGTCCTCCATCTCGTCCAGCCTCGCGGCCTTGGCCTTCAGCTCGTCGTAGTCGGCGGGTGGCGTCGCCTTGGCGCGGGCGAGCCGCTCCTGAACGATCCTGTCCACCTGCTCCTGTGTGAACGTCTTCGGCTCCGTGCCGCCCCCAGACCCCTCAGCTGTTGGGGTCTGCGTGGTTTCCTCCGTCGTCGGAGTGGTCGTGCTGTCGGCCATGTCGGCCTCCCTTCCGCGCCCTAGCGCGTGTTCGGTGCTGCGATTGACCGCCCGCAGCCTTGCGTGGGTATGAAAAAAGCCACCCTCTCGGATGGCTTGGTTCATCTGGCAGGACATGGACGAATCGAACGCCCGTGGTCGGTTTTGGAGACCGCTGCTCTACCACTGAGCTAATGCCCTGAATGGCTGGGATGATGGGGGTCGAACCCATGACCTTGTGCTTAACAGGCACCTGCTCTACCGCTGAGCTACATCCCAATATGGCGGAACGTGCTGGACTCGAACCAGCGGACGGCTCTCGCCGCCTACGGGTTAGCAACCCGCCGCATTGCCTCTCTGCCAACGTTCCATGGATATGAAAAAGCAACCCGATTTCGGATGGCTCGCTTCAATGATTTGTGTGTCGCTAGTATCGGTACCTGTGTCTCGCGTGCGCCCTGCGTGCCGATGCGCCGTAGGAGTCCATGATCTTCATGCGCTCTATCTTGTAGCTGGTGCCGTTTCTTGACGCCCTGCTGCTGGCCGTCTCGGTGATTCGGCCTTGCCACAGGTCGTACAGCTCCTTCGGGTCGTAGCCCTCGATGGTCGTGGACTCGCCCATGCAGACGGTCACGCAGTCGCAGTTGTGTGTTATAATATTGTTTGCAAAATACCAGCTAGTTGACGTTGTGAGGTTATAAACATGGCAATTGCTTACACTGACGCTCTTGTGAACGACGCGGCTAATCTCTATCGGAATGGGGAATCCGTAGCATCCATTGCCCGCAGGTTCGGATGTAACGCCGCTATCCTTAGCAAGCATCTCAAGAGAATCGGCGTGAATATCACTAGAAGTGGCAAACCCAACTCTAGGCGAATCCCCATGCCTGATGATTTCCTTCCCAGATACGAAGCTGGCGAGAGTCTGTACGCACTTGCCAAGAGTTATGGAATCTCCCGTACTGCCTTGTTTAGATGGCTTGACGAGGCTGGCATTGAGCGTAGGAGCTACAGTGCCGCTGGACGAATCAGGGCATCCAAAATGACTAGCGCCGAGCGCTCCGCTCAGGCCAAGGCCGCTCACGATGCCGTCCGTGGTCGAACTGTCCCGTTCATGGAAAAGGTCAGAAACGCTTACGCCAGAGAGTTGAATGCTTTTCATGGGCATGTGAGGTACAGTAGTCTCGAAGCTATCATGGACGGTTGGCTCACCGATCGTGGCATTGAGCACGTCTTCCAGAAGTCCATCGGCCCTTACAACGTTGACTTCTACGCCTTCAGCGGCGTCGCCGTGGAAATCCTCGGCGGTGGTTGGCATGGCCAAAAGTCCAGAAGGATTAAGGAAGCAGAGAGAGCTAAATACATCCTCGACCTTGGGTTGAACATGGTGTTCGTCTGGAGCATTACCAACGTTCCCATGGCCGAAGCCTGCGCAGACAAGATAGTCTCCATCATTGACCTCACCCGCAGCGACCCATCCGTTCGTGGTAAGTATTGGGTGATTCGGGGTGATGGTAAGGTCGTTGCCGCTTGCCGTGACGATATGAACGAGCGGGCCTTGGTAGTACCGTCTCTGTGCTCCTAACAGGTCATAGGCTGACACTTTCGTATCGCCTACAACGCAATGCATGTGCGACCCCTCTTCGGCGCGCGCTTGGTCGTAGTACACGGCTCCCCTGCTCGCAAGCATCAGGCAGAAGTCGCATGTCTCCGTGCCAGTCGGAACCCTCGCGTATCGCACGTGGTTGCGGTAGCAGTTGCGAATCATGGCCTCGTAGTTGCAGCGCCTCGCGTAGAAGTCCGCGAGCTGCCCGCAGTCGTTGAGAAACCTGTCCCCGCCGTCGTGCTCGACCAGCGAGCGGGCGTAGTAGCGCACCTTCTCCTCAAGCATCGCGAAGTCTATGATGTCGTCGGCAAGCTCGAAGTCGAACGGGCCGATGCCCTCAAGCGCGCAGACCTCGTCGAACAGCTGCGCCGCTAGGCTCTGGCTCATCTCGCCGTGGATGCCGACCGACTGCTGGAGCGCCTCGATGGCGGCCTCGCGCATGGCGGTGACTCCGCGCCCGTCTCCCAGCTGCTCTATGGCGTCACGCACGTAGTCGCTGGCCTGCGTCGCTATGTCGTCCAGCACGCTTCGGTAGTACTGCAGGTCGCCAAGGCTAATCCTCATCGGTCTCGCCGCTCGTGGTCATGGTCGGCTGCTGCGGCTCCTCGGTGCGCTGCGGCATCTCGGTCGCTGGCCTGTTCATCAGTATCGGCTGCGCCGCGACGTTCGCCCTCGCCTGGTTCATGCGCATCTGCGAGTTGACGCGGGAGATGGTCGCTTGGTCGAAGCCGACCATCTCAAAGAACACGTCCGTACCCGCGAACGCGGGGTTGACCGTCGCTATCTTCATGGCCGCGTCGGTCGTGGCCGCGATGGACGGCATGGCGGGGTTCTTGAAGTGCGGCATGACGGAGCGCTGAACCTCGTCCAGCTCGTCCACGCTCGCCTTGTTCGACTCCACCATCATCACGAGCAAGGCAATCTGTCTGAGCGCGGGAATCAGGTGCTCGTCCTCGAAGCTCTGCGCGTCCTCTATCAGGTCGCGCCTCGCCTCCACGATGGCCTCTGCGGAAGACGGGTTGTCCTGCACGATGCCGAGCGACTGCAACGGGACTCCCGTCGCGGCGGCGAACAGCTTCGCGTCCGTCTCAATCAGGCGAATCAGCGCGTCTGGCTGGTTGGACGGCAGCTGCGTGATGGTCGGCGTGTGCCCCTGCTTGTCCATGGTCGCCATCAGGAACGGGTTGATGTACATGTTCCACTGCGGCTTGTCCTTGAGCGCGTTGTACATGGCCTCGGTAAGTCCCAGCACCGCGCGCATCGGTATGGCGTAGAACGCGCGGCTGATTGCGATTGCCAGCCTCACGGAAAGTACGTCGTCTATGACGCTGCGCACGTCCTTGGTGATTCGGGTGCCGCCCAGCGGTTTCTTGTCCGTGGGCTCGTAGACGAACGGCACCATCATGAGGGTGTCTGGCGGCGTCTCCACGCGCTCTATGTGCGCCTCGCTCGGAGAGTCGCGCACTATCGCCACGCGGCTTCCTTGCATGTGCAGGTTGACGCGCCTCACCACCTGCCTGCGAGGTGCCCACTCCGTGTTGCCGCAGTCGGCTATCACGAAGCCGCTGCGCATCCTGCCCGTGGCCTCGTTCATAATCGCCGCGCCGTTGTCGGCTGAGTGGAAGGTGACCGCCGCGCTCGTGCCGAAGTTGTTCACGCACGCGAACGAGACGCCCTTCTTCAGCGTGCCGACGCGGGTGCGCGAGAACTCGGCGTCGAAGTTGCCGCGCCTGAGCGCCTTGTCAAGCCCCTCGTCCGTCTTGCCGCCGTCGAACACGAAGCCGTCGAAGCGGACGTGGTTTGCGAGCGCCTTCACGGCCTTCTTCGCCCAGTCGCATGACAAATCGACGTGCACCTTCTCGCGGGCCTCTGGCGGCAGGATGTCCACGCCGATGTCCTTCGCCATCACGTCGCCCTCGAAGTAGTCCTCGATAGCCTCGTTGCGATGGCGCGTCCTGCCGTATACGTCAAGCAGCGCGTCCAGCTCCGCAACCTCGGAGACGGTGAGGCCGCTGGCCTTCTTAATCCAAGCTAGGTCCATCATAGGTTGATTAGCATCTCCTCTGCTGGCTCGCGGCGTATCCTGAGCGCTGCACCCAACGCAAGCGCACAGGCGTCCACCAGCGTCGCGTCCGCGTTGCCGTTCGACTCGAAGCCGAAGCCGCCCGCGTTGCCGATTCGTCTCTTCACGCACCCGATGGCCGATTCGGTCAGGCCGTCTTGTCCGATGTGATTGACGGCATGCTCCGAGACGGCATCCACGAATCCCGAGTAGTCCGCTATCACGTCGTTCACGGTAGGACGCTCTATCAAGTCCTCGTCAACGCCCGCGTCTATCAGCTTGTCGTTGACGGTCTGCGCGTACCCCTTGCCGTCAATCACGATGGCATCGACGCTCTCCCATATGTCCAAAAGGAAGTCCACGAACCACGTGGTCCCTCCCGTCATACGACGCACGGCCACGACCTCGACGTATGGCGTTCCGAACTCTGGCAGCAGGCACACAGCCACGACTCCCGTGCCCTCTGGCGAGAATCGTATCGAGCATACGTATATGCCGCCGTCTGGTCGGTCGTTCTCGTCAATCTGGCATTCCGTCCAGTCGCTCTTCAATATCGGGTGGATTACGTTGATCGCGATTGGCGACCACCACCCAAGGCACTCGCGGGCGAAGCCGTCCGTGCGCATGGTGTCCATCGCGTCGTACATAGTGGACTCTTTGATTCGGTATCCCATCGCGGGGTTGGTGAGGTACACCAGCTCCATGACTGCCTTTCGGTCGGTCATGTCGGGTATCTCGGTGACTGCCCACTCCATCCACCATATCGATGTGTGAGCGTCCTCGTGCGCCCTGTCGTGGTAGTTTCTGAACACGGTGCCTGGACATTTCTCGTTCGGAGGCGTTCCTAGGTAAATCATCTGCGGGTCGCCGTCAACATCGGTGACCTCTGAAGCCGCGAACGTTGTCGGCTTGATTGCATCTAACTGATCATCGGTAAGCTCCTGCGCCTCGTCAACGATGATGACGTGGTACGTCTCGCCGCGCCCGCCGCTGGTCGTTCTGGTCTGGAACTCGATGAGTCCTGCGTCGTTGCCTTCGTCGTCCACAAAGTAGACTCCCTCGGAACCCTTCGCCGCGTAGATGCCCTGCCTGTTCGGCTTCAGCATCGCCGCGAAGTCTGGATGGGCAAGTATAAAGTCGCGTATCTCCTTGAACATCTTGCGGACGGTGCCGCCGTGATGGGCGCTGAACAGCACGTGCTTGCCCTCGATTGCGGCCATCCATATGGCGTAGAACCGCGCGGCGAAGCTCTTTCCGTTCTGCCTAGGCTTGCTGATGCAGATAGTCTTGGCCGCATACGAGCCGTCGTCATTCCTTGCGAGAAACACCCGCATCTCGAACTCTTGCGACTCGTAGAACCTTATGCCGTACCCTCGGTACATCTTCACCGAGTAGTCACCATCGGTATACGCCCAATCCTTGACCGTGGAGAACGTCGGCTCCTGCGAACCCCTACGGATTCTGCGCGGCACGTCTCTTCACTCTCTCTCGCGCCTTCTGTGCGGGGTTCTTCTCCGCATTCGGGTCTGGCATGGCATCGAGTCTGTCCATGACCTCAAGCAAGCGGTTTATCAGAGCCGCCTTGTCGCGAGCGGACTCGGTAAGCTCAAGCGTCGCAGCCGCGTCGTCGCGTATTGCCATGTACGCATCGCGCTTGCTTCCGCTCCGCACCGCATCAACGATTCTTCCCATACCGACACCTCATCTCTTCGGCTTGAAGTTGCGCCAGTCTCGCGACGGCGTGACATCTCCCACGATTCGCGGAACGTCCCTGCCGTCCTTCGGGTTCGACCTCTGTTCCGCAATCAGGCGCTTCACCTCGTCAACGGTCTTGTTGCCGCGCCACTCGTTGCAGCACTTGTGAGCCGCTGCCAGATTGTTGTAATCCAGCGCCGCAGCTTGCGCGTTTGGATAGCCGCCAAGCCAGTACTTCGAGACTGGCACCTTCTCGTCAATCACGAACGAATACGGATGCGGGAACTTCAGCGAGTAGTCGATGGCACCGCTCTTTCCCGCCAGCCTGCATATCCAGCACGGGCGACCTTCTGCACGCAGTCGCTTGATTAGCAGGTTTCGCCTGTGGCCGTTGGTACGCCGTGGGTTGTTAGGCAATGTCCATCACCCCGTTTAGCTGGTGGAAAAACGGCTCAGACCATTTGGCCCT